CCAGTCTCTTTTCCCTGGCTTCCTTTTCTGTCAGGTATTCTTTCATGTTCTCCTGCATTTGCCTATCTCCCTATTCCATCTCTGATATCTCATTTACGAGATTTTATCACTTATGATAAGCTTTTACAAGATATTTTATGTTTCTTTTATAGAACTTTTGGTTCTGCTTAATTTTCTTTATATGTATTTCATGGGTCGAGTAGGTGCACCCCTTATGGTCGTACACCCCTCACAGAATTCCGGACGTGCGGCTTTCCCGCATCCGGCTCTTTGCGAAACGAATCGTTCACATTATCATTCGTATATATTGACATATATCCGGGGTCTTACCAGTGGATAGCTGTTATCCAGCATATTTAAAAATTCTACCCAATTATAGCTTTTCTTCTGGCTTCTCCGGTTCAGACAATAGAACAGGCTTCTCATGATGTTATATCGGAATGCCGTTATACTTTCTGTATTGTCCGTAATTCCATAGTAATGGTAATAACCAGTCAGTATCTGGTTAAGTTTTTCAATAATCTCTTTTAATCTGCATGTTCTCATCTTCACTAACAGAAGATTTACTTCTCTGCACTTCTTTGCAAACTTCTTCTTACTGGTTTTCCTCTTCACTCTGAATCTGCCATTCCTACTTTTGGAACAGTAGTGTGTAAAACCTAAGAAAGTAAAAGTGCCTGGTTTCGTTCCGGCTTTTCTGCATCTTTCTTTTGCATAACGCCCGAACTCTATCAGACGGCTCTTTTCTTCTTCAAGGCTTAATCCAAAGTGTCCCATTCTATGTTTCAGATGTTCATAGAACCACTCTGCATCCGATTTATACTGGAATGTTACCACAAAATCGTCGGCATATACGACCAGACCTGCATATCCTTTCAGCTTTGGTGTTATCACCTCTTTAAACCACCATACCAGTACGTAATGCATATAGATACAGGAGATTACAGGAGAACAGACAGAACCCTGTCCACTTCCTTCTTCGGTTTCTTCAAATTCATAGTTGTTCATAATTCCTGCCTTCAGCATCCGTCTGACAAGACGGATAATATTGGGGTCTTTGATCCTTGATCCTATAAAACGTATGATCCATTCATGGTCAAGATGCTGGAAGAACCCTTTAATGTCTGCATCCAATACATAACTTGTTGGTTTTCTCTCCAACATCAGGTTTAATTTTCGGATTGCTTTATGACATCCCCTGTTGGGTCGGAATCCCATCATTTCATCATAAAATATGGGTTCAAACACCGCTTCCAGTATTCTGCGCAGTGCTTCCTGCACCAGCTTATCTTCATAACAATAAATACTGAGCGGTCGCATCTTTCCATTATCCTTCGGTATTTCCACCAGCCTTGCCGGTTTCGGCTTATAGGACTTCTTCTTTAGACGTTCTATAAGAGCGCTTATGTTTTCTTCCAGTCTTCTCCCGTATTCCTCTTTGGTAATCCCATCAATTCCTACAGCTTTCGTTCCATCCATCTGGGCATGGCAGCTCTTAAGCATTTCTTTATTAATCAGATGTCCTAAAGACGTAAATACCATATCAGGATTTTCCTTTGATAATTGTGATATTCTCGCCAATTTCGTTTCCATTAGTACCTCTATCTCTGTGTATAGCTAATGTTTCCTCTTTGATATAGTTTCGCAGGCCAGAACTGTGAGGAACAGTTCTCTCTCGACTTCCCTCTGGTATTTATTTTGTTCATACCTTCATCGGTACTATTCGGGCCTCCGACTACCTGCATTTCTTTTGCCATCCTTCTTTTGGTTGTCAGGCATACTTTCTGTTTACACACTACAGAAGAAAATGCAGGTTCTCTCCAGTTGATATATATTCCCTGTATAACATGAATAGTTCCAACCAACACCGCAGAGGTATGTAAAATCTCACCATAACGATAAATACATATGTTGTCTTCCATCCAGACCACGATGTCGACTCTCTGGTGACTTTGGGATTTCGGTGCTCAATAGCTATCCCTGTTATCTTGCTGTCTACGCTTAGCCTGCAACGTTACCGCAACAGACTCAAGACTCGCTTCAAACGCTGTGGTTAGCAGCTTATTTGATGGGGCTTCCACCCACCGGACTATATACCCTTAGCTGGACGCACGGTCTGACCCCAATGTGGTCAACCTAGCGTCAACTTAAGGGCATATTAGCGAATATCCTCTAATGCAAACTACAAAATTAATCGGTTTATGACAGAAAACAGTTGCTGTTTTGTTGGAAACCAGAAGATTCATAAAAATTGCCGCACTTAAATAAGCCTATTGATGAATGCTGGCTCTATTTTAAAAAGAAGCTTTTTTATTTCGGAAATGTGAACGTCCCTTGGATTTCAATTTCTTCCTTGGAAACGACCTGCCGGGCAGGAGCTGTGATCTGCAGCGTACAGCATCTGTATATAACTGTTCAATAATTGAAAGCTCAAACAGTCCGCAGAGTATTTTGGGAACAATACTTTTGATCCGTCCAATGATAAATGCACGATTGGCCTGATAACGGAACTTATTTGTGCTTTTGGCAGAAATCTGTATTTCTTCATCTGCTTCATTTTTTATAAGAGAGGCCAGATTCGATAAAAGCATATTTATATAAAATTCCTGCTGTATAGACACTGCAGTAGCACCGGAAAACTCTTCCATGGCAAAGCGGCTTTTTAGTTCTTTGTACTTAAGTTCTACAGGCCATCTGTAGAAGTAAAGTTCCCGGAACATATCTTTTGTAACAGCAGGATCAAACAGGTTTGTTGCAAGATATTCTTTTGTACCATCATCAAGCGGAATCTCAAGGACACGTATGGGTACATCGGAAGTACCTTCTTTTGAAGTTCCCTGAAGAATGGAAATCATATCACCATTGCATTTTTTAGATAAATTGATTCCCTCTTTCAGTCTCATAACACAGAGATGCCCATGCTCTACACAGTAGCGGAACATATCTTCTGAATAATAACCTCTGTCAAAAATAATAATACTGTTGTTATATAGTCCCATATCTTCAAGAACTTTAAGATGTTCTAATGCAGCTGCTCGTTCAGAGGAAAGAAATTTATGGATAGATGCATGAAGGATATAATCATCCAGAACATCATAAATTATGGAAGCCAGTCCCATGGTATAACGTCGGTTTGGATCAGGATAGCTGGACATTTCGCCAAAGAAATCAAAAGTTGATTTTGAATTCGGAAGTTCGATCCTGGAACCATCTACTGCAAAAAGATGATAACCCTGCCACAGCTTTCTTGAAGGGATCTGGCTGTAAAACAGATCAACAGAAAGATAATAAAGTTCCTTGAACAGTGAAGGATTAATGAACTGTCTGGCTTTGGAAAGTGCCTGTTTTGAAACATCCGGAAAAGAAAGCGTGCCCAGTTCTTCTCTGATCTGTGAAAGATTCTGGAACATGGAAGCTTTTGAAGAGAAGAACAGATAAATAATAACTTGCAAAAGTGAAAGTTTTCTTCGCCGTACAAAATGTTTTTCCACCCGATGGGGTTCCAGTTTAACTTGATCTGTGATATAATCTTTAATAGATTGGACGATATTTTTACAAATATTAGTTCGATTCATATGGCATACCTCCTACGTATTGGAATAGATAAATATTTCGCTGGTAACGTAATATTGCTTAATCTATAAACCACATATTTAGGAGGATATGTCAAGATATTTATATAAAAAATCCAGAATATAAGCCCAGAATCCTTGAATTTTCAGCATTCTGGGCTTAAGTTGACCACATTGGGATCTAACCCTGTTGTTGCTTCGTCTAAAATCAGAATCTGGGGTCTATGCGATAGTGCACAAATAATTGACAATTTCATCTTCATACCTTTTGAAAGTTGCCCTATTGATTTATTTAATGGAACATCAAGGCGTTTCATATATTCTTCAAACAAATTCATATCCCATGTTTTATAAGATCCCGAAAGGATTTGGGCAATATCTTTTGCATTTAAGACGGAATGGAATTTACATTCGTCAAAAACAACACCAATGTTTTCTTTATGCAAATAAGAATGATTTTGTTTACCCAATATTCTTATTTCACCCGCATCCAACTTTAACTGGTCTAAAATTAAATTGATAGTTGTACTTTTTCCAGCACCATTTTCTCCTATGAAACCCACAATACGTCCTGTAGGAACTGTAAATGAAATATGATCTAACATAAAATCATCAAATTTTTTAGTCACATTTTTTACAACAATACTGTTCTGTTCCATAATTCCACCTCTCATTCTTCAAAAAATAGTTTTAGAATATTAGCCATTTGCTCATAGCTGATACCATGAGTACGACCGATTATAGCAACCTTTTCTAAAAGTTCTTCTGCTATTCGTAGTTGTTCTTCTTGAATAAATTCTTTATTTGGTGATGCAACAAAACTACCTTTTCCCGATACGGTTTCGATAAACCCATCTCGAGTTAAATCTTCGTAAGCTCGTTGAACAGTAATAACACTTATATGCAGGTCTTTTGCCAGTGCACGCATGGAAGGCAGGGCTTCTCCGGCAGATAGGGTACCATTCATGATTAAACTCTTAATCTGCATAGCAATTTGTTCATAAATAGGCTTATCACTACTATTACTTATGATAATTTCCATTCTAACTTCCTCTCACCACCTTCTGATATATGCGTACTTATACGATATGTACAGTGTATATGATAGTGTCAGAAATGTCAATAAAGTAATCCTACAATTCATTAAAATATACCATATAAAGTTTTCAAAAAATCAGCGTAATCCAACCTGTCAACCGGCATAATAAGGTTATTTCTTTGTGCAAATCAGCACGATAATGATAGGATGAGCGATGATGAATTAGAACTTCTGGCTCCATGGAACGAAATCGTCAAAGCTGAAATCGGACGTCGTGCAAACGAATCAAATCAATCATATGTGAATTGTCAAGGTGCTCCGGCTGCTGAAAAGCAGTCGGGGATTTTTTCTATCATATCTAAAAATTAAGCGCTTAACATATATTCAGATTGGCAGTGAAGTAGTTGCTAAAGAATATCCAGATAAGGTGATGCATTTGAGAAAATTGCAGGTATAGGACAACTGATACAAAGAATATGTTGGAAAAGAGGTGAGCATCATGGTAAATCAGTCAGTAATAGATTCCAGTGTGAATCTGGAGCAGTTAAAGGATATTGAAGACTTAATTCCTAATATAGATAAAGCTATTTCTGAGAAAGTGGAAACTTTTCTGGATAAATCTGGCGATCAGCCGTATGCTCACATGAATGAAGGGTATGTGGTAGTCGTGGAAATGACAGGAGAAATGGATGCTACAGATGCGATCAGTGATTATCTAAGAAAAAGAACGGAGTTGATGTATTAGATGCAAGTCTTGAAAAAATATCTTGCGAAGCTACAGATGTTATGTTAATGTGAAGTCAGGGAAAATGAACGTGATACATGGTTTCTGACTTCAAATTCAATGGAATAAGTAAGTTGGGAGCGATGTAAAATGGAACAAATGCAAATGAATATGCCAGATATGTACGATGCTGCATTGTATCTTCGGTTATCGAAAGATGATATGGAAGAGGGCGGTGCGAAGTCAGAGAGCAACAGCATTGCAAATCAGAGAGAGTTACTTCGGAGCTTTGTAAAAAGCCAGCCGGATATTCAGATCTTTGATATATATGTGGATGACGGATACTCAGGAGGAAATTTTGACCGACCTGAGTTTAAACGAATGACAACTGATATAGAAGCTGGAAAAGTAAACTGTGTGATTGTAAAAGACTTATCCAGATTCGGAAGAGAGTATATAGAAGCCGGGCGATGGATCGAAAAGACCTACCCGGCTTTAAATGTGCGTTTTATTTCAGTTACAGACCAGTTCGACAGTAAAACAGCAGATTTTTCAGAGAAGTCATTTGTAGTTCCGATCAAAAATTTTGTAAATGAAAGCTATTGCCGGGACATTTCCGGTAAAGTGCGAAGCCACCAGAAAATCAAACGTGAAAAAGGTGAATTTATTGGAGCATTTGCCCCGTATGGTTACTGCAAAGATCCGGAGAATAAGAATTGTCTGGTGATTGATTCTTATGCAGCGGATATTGTAAGAAAAATATTTTCATGGAAAATTGATGGATTCAGTCTTGGAGCAATCGCAGAAAAACTGAATGTACGTCATGTGCAGTCGCCAAAAGAATATAAAAAGGCAAATGGTGAAAATTACAATTCCGGATTCCATAGTTCAGATACACCGAAATGGTCGGCAGTGCAGATCAAAAGGATTCTGACCAATGAAGTCTATATTGGAAACATGGTACAGGGCAAGCAGGAACGAATCAGCTATAAAGTAAAGCAACGCCTGGATAAGCCAGAATCAGAGTGGGTGAAAGTAGAAAATACGCATCCGGCAATTATCAGGCAGAATGATTTTGATGTGGTTCAGAAGCTGCTTCAATATGATGGTAGGGCATCGAAAACATCAGACAGTGCAAACTTTTTTTCGGGATTTGTGTTTTGCGGAGATTGCAAGACACCGATGATACGCAGGGTAAATCAGTATAAGGGGAAGAAAAAAGCCTTTTATATCTGCCAGACAAAGAACAAAGGTGGAGATTGCACCAGACACAGTATTTCGGAAGAGGTGCTGAAAAGAATTGTGTTGAAAGAGATTCAGGCATATACGGCACTTTTTGTAGACTATCAGATGATTATGGAAGAACTTTGTGAGATGCAAGTCAGCTACGATCAGGTAATCGGTTATGATACGCAGATTAGTAAGTTGCAGGAAGAATATAACCGCTATTACAGTCTGAAAGCGTCTTTAGGTGATGACTTGAAAGAGGGATTGATCAGCAAAGAAGAGTTCGATGATTTTCGGGAAAGTTACGGAAGAAAATGTGAAGAACTGGAGCAGATGATCGAGAATCAGAAAAAATTGGTAAAGCAAATGTTTGAGGGTGGAGTGTCTGCAACTGTTCAGTTGGAGGACTGGAAGAAATCACTGGAAATCAAAGAACTGGATCGCACATTGTTGGCACTGACCGTAGATAAAATCTATATTTATGAAAACAAACAGATCAAAATTCATATCCGTTATCAGGATATGATTGAGAAAATGAAAGTCATAAGACGGTTTTATGCGGAACACCGGACAGAGTGCAGGAAAGAGGTGGAATAAATGGCAAGGACAGCAAAAAGATATAAGAAAAACACAGAGAAGAAAGTTCTTGGGATTCCGGTATGTATGGCTGCAATTTATGTCAGATTATCCGTAGACAGTGATGAAAAAAAGTCAGAATCTATTGAAACACAGGTTACGCTGATAAAAGAGTTCATTCAGAAGCACAATGAAAATCCGAACAGAGAGTATGAAATTGCTGTATATAACATTTATTCTGATCTGGGAAAAACCGGAACAAATTTTGACAGACCGGGATTTGAACGGATGATGAATGATGTCAGGGAAGGTAAAATAAACTGTATTCTGGTAAAGGATTTCTCACGATTTGGAAGAAATTATATCGAAACTGGCAACTATCTGGAAAAGATTCTTCCTTTTATGAAAGTGCGGTTTATTTCTGTATGTGACAACTATGATTCATTTGCACCGGATGCCAAGAATCAGGAATTATCCATGAATATCAAGAATCTGGTGAATGATGCTTATGCGAAAGACATTTCCGCAAAAGAACGGGCAGCGAAACGTATTGCACAAAAAAACGGTGAGTATGTGGGATCTACAGCTCCATATGGATATTGTGTGGAAAAGATAAATGGAATTTATAAGTTGATGGTGGAACCGGAAGCTGCAAAGATTGTCCGCAGGATTTTTGAAGAATATGCTTCGGGAGATGGCATACAGGGCATTATTGACAGGCTGTTTGAGGATAGGGTACATCGGATTTCAGATTATAACCAATATCATCATGTGTACTGTCAGGACGGAGAGAACCTTCATCAGTGGGGAAATTCTTCGATACGTGCAGTGCTGAACCGGAATAATTATTATGGCGATCTGGTTCAGAGAAAATATGAATCCAGATTTCAAAGAGGTGAAAAATGGTGTGACATATTGGACGAGAGCCAGTGGATTATTACGCCAAATGCCCATGAGCCAATTATTAGCAGAGAATTGTTTGAAAAAGCACAGGTCAGGCTAAAAGCAGCACAACAGAAAGCAACAAAAACTACTGCAGGGTGGGAAGATGATGAAAGAGCATTTTACAATGTATTCTATTGTGGTGATTGTAAGCGGAAAATGTGTACACGTAGATACAGAGGCAATGTGTATTACTTTTGCAATGCTGCCTGGTATCGGGATGAAAGAAAATGTAGTCACAAATCTATTTCCGAGGAGAAGCTGCAGAAAATTGTCCGTTCGGAGCTGACCAGACAGTTTCAGTTATCTGGATTGCGGAAAAAGGATATGTCTGTTATAAGCAGTGCGGTATTTCTTTCCAAAATCAATGAGATTCAAACTGAGATCAGAAAACTGGATGCAGATATGGAAAGACGTTCAGAAAAACTGGCACAGGCATTTATGAAATATAAAGAGGGTGAACTTTCCAAAGAAGCCTATATAGAAATGAAAGATGACCGTAATAACTGGAAAGAGTTTTGTGAAGAGAGAAAGAAGTCTCTGGAGCAGACCATACGAAAGCTGGAAAAACAGCAGAAAGAAGAAGCCAGATTTTTACGAAGTCTGTTGGAACTGGATGGGACAACCAGAATCAATGCGGAACTTGCAGAGGGCTTGATTGAAAGTATGTATCTGTATGGTGATGGCAGACTGGAAATCAACTTCGGGTTTAAGGGGGCGGTAGAACATGAGTGATCAGAAACTGATTATTGGATATTACCGTCTTTCCATGGAAGATGATTCAGAGGGAGAAAGTAACAGCATTATCAATCAGAGAAAACTGGTAAAAGATTATATTTCCCATATTCCGGAGCTTGCTGCTATGCCATTTCAGGAGTTTTACGATGACGGATATTCTGGTTCCAGTATGGAGCGCCCGGCAATTAAGCAGGTTCTGGAACTTGCCAGAGAGAATAAAGTTCAGTGTATTGTGGTAAAAGATTTTTCCCGTTTTGCCAGAAACTATATTGAGATGGGAACTTATCTAGAGCAGATTTTTCCATTTCTTGGAGTACGCTTCATTTCTATCTCAGATCGATATGATTCTAAAGATTATAAAGGAAAGAATTCAGACATCGAAGTACAGTTTAAAGGACTGATCGCAGACTTTTATGTGAAAGACCAGTCTGTAAAGGTAAAGGCAGCAGTCAGCACCCGACGAGGAAAAGGTGAATATTGCTGTGGCTCTGCACCTTATGGGTATCGAATCAATCCTGAAAATAAGAGAGAACTGGTGATTGTAGAGGACGAAGCAGAAGTGATCCGCAGAGTATTTGAACTGACCAATCAGCGATATTCCAAGATGGAGATTTGTAAGTTATTCAATGAAGAGGGTGTATTGACTCCCTTGCAGTCTATGAGCAGACGACAGAAATCAGGCAGTAAGAAAGCTTCATCAAGAGGATTGCAGTGGACGAGTGATATGATACGGAAGATTGTAGATGATAAGACTTATATAGGCTGTATGGTCTATGGAAAGACAAAGATTCCAGATCCCGGAACTGGGAAAGAAGTACCGGTACCGAGAAATCAGTGGAAAGTGATGGAAAATCATCACGAGCCGATTGTATCAAAAGAAGTTTTTGAAAAAGCACAGTCCCTTCAGATCAGATACACCAAGAAAAGCAAATTTGACAGGGAAACAACACTATTAGGTGGCTATGTAAAATGCGGGAATTGTTGCAGAAGCCTGACTTCAAGCAGTCCGATTCATAGTCATATTCTTTATAGCTGTGCTTACAGTAAAGGAAAAGAAGATACAGGATGTTTTGCCGGGAAAGCGGATAACAAAATGCTGGAGCATATCGTGCTGGCAGAAATAAAGGCTTACTTACGTCAGAATATCAGCCAAGAACAGATGCAGCAATCCATGAGAAAACAGCATGAGGAAAGTATAGAAGCCTATAAGACGGAAAGTGCAGATTGTGAAAAGTGTCAAGAACAAATAAAAATCCAGAACCGCCAGAACTATGAGAAGTATCACGAGGGACAGATGAACCAGAATCAGTTTATGGAAGCCAAGAAGCAGTTGGAAGAAGAAAGAGAACGACTGCAGAAACGTGTACAGGAACTGGATGAGTTGATAAACGACGAGAAAGAAATCCTGATGAAAAAGAATGTTCCGGTGGAGCAAATGTTGAAGTATTTAGGCTATGAGAATCTGACACGAGAGATGCTGGAAGAATATGTGCAGGGAATATATGTGTATGATGACGGGAGAGTGGAGGTGGAGTATAAATAGCAACAAATTAGCATATAATAACAATAAAATTGTTGATAAAAAGCAATAATGATGTATAATTATATAAAGAAATGGAAAGGAGATGCAAAAAAAATGTTGTTAAACTTTAAAATGGAAAACTTTAGGTCATTTAAAGATGAGACTTTTTTTACAATGCTTTCAAGTAAACAGAAAACGCATAATGATTATGTGATAGATAAAAGTGTAAATGGTAATAAGTTAAGAGTATTACCAATGACTGTCATTTATGGAGCAAATGCATGTGGAAAATCCAACATTGTGTTGGCAATGGATATATTAAAAAAAATGGTTATGAAAGGAACCTTAAATTGCAAAGAGCTGGAATCTTATAAAAGTATGTTATCTTTTATTAGAGATACAAGTTGGTATGATCCGGTTTCTTTAGAAATTACATTTTCCACTCAAAATAATATTTAT